TAGCCAGGCACATCTGCATTCGAAGATCTCGTAACTTGAACGGCCTCACGAAGGTGAGGAAAGTTCCAGAAGAGATTTTCTACGAGCAGATTCGACACGCTGTCACTAGCATCACTCAAATCGAGTGTTGCAAGAGATCCATCAATAGATCCTTTCAGAGCTAATTGCTGGTTAGGCAATTGACTCTGATAGTTGACGAAATGATATGAGTAGTTCAGCTTACCATGTAGGTTAGGCTGCTCAAACATTTCCTCGAACAATCGCTTTATTCCCTGTTGCATATATTGCATAGCAACAGGTTCAATTGCGATAATCCGGGGCTTGTCGTGCGTCTTTGGTACTCCAATCACCCTAACAGGGATTGGAGCATCGCTGGGCTCGTGTGCGGAAACTCGATCCAAGTAAAAACTCCATCTGGAGAAGTAATATTCCGAAAACGGAAACATGCTTTCCAGTTTGAAGTTCCATTCTCCTCGCGACCATTTCTGATTTCCAGAGAGTCGCTCGGATACGGATCCGGGTCCATGGTTAGGTACAACTTCTCCGCGAAAGACCTTTCGGTCAATTTGAGAGAAGATGTCCCCAAACAGTCTCGACGACATGGAACGAAATCGTAAAATACGAGTCGATTCCTCATCGAGTCTGGATGCTCGCCTTGAAGACATTCGTAACAATGCTGGTCGTAAAGACCCGTCATTGAACAGATGCTCCTCAAGGATTCCGAGAGCCATACTTTGCACATGATTTTCCCTTTCCATGTATTTCGTGAAGGCCTTACGCCGACGATCGTCGGTGCAAGGTTGTTTCAATTTCGCCCACATCAGAGTAATCTGGCGGACGGATTGAATGCACTCGATACATGGATTAGGCCTTAATAGACCACACCCAGGTTCGAAGACATTCTCCAGGAAACCTCGAAATAATTCGGGGAGACCTGATCTTCTCTTGAAACCAAGAAAAGATTCGGGAGAGACGAATCCACGGTCAAGATCCTTTTGGAAATCTTTTCCGAAGTTCGCCAAGGTAATCCCTAAAAAGGAATACCCTTCCGCTTCGTACCTAAGCTTGATTCTTTTGAAATCAAGTTCGGTGCTTACACAACATCGTTGCCCACACTCAGTGAGCAACACGTGCAAGAGATCAATCGGGCTTTTCATACTGCCTCCTAACAGAGGTTCGGTATCCTTAGCCATGATGATCTCAGCTAAGTACTAGGCACGGTGCCTAGAACTCAAACGGTGATTGGTAGTTCTGCCCGCCATATAGGCGATCATAACAGCCATTACACCGCCAGTCGATACGATAACCGACAACACGATGAGGATCACTATCCCGAGGGATATTGTCTCCACTACGACTCGCCGCCCACCATCTTGGTGGCGTTGGCGTTAGACGTAGCCGTGAGCCAGGTAGTCAGACCAGTAATGATCTGAACCTGCTCAGCGGTCGTAAAGCCGACCGTAGGCACATCGAGAACGATGTACGCCCCCGCAGAAACGCGGAGGTTAGTACCCGTAACGATGGGGTCTGCGACGACCTTGTCGTATCGAATACGAGCGGTTCGCCGTACTCGCTTACCTCGCTGATGCGAGACAGTGAGAACGGTGTGGCCATCGGCAGCGGTAAATACTCCACTGTCGATAGCTTGGCCGGTTCGCGGAAGCGAAATGGCCGAACCAATCGTGACTGACTGAGGATCTGAAAATGCCATGGCAATCTCTCGACTTTCTATATTTAGTTGTTAATTAAATTATTATTTAGTTAACTGCTCAACGGATAGTCATTGAACAGGATTTCTCTGTTAAAAGAGAGACCTAGGGCCCTTGGATAAACCAAGAGCGGCTAGGATGGCCCACTGGCGGTCTGTAAACAGATTCACGTTAAGGCCGAAACCAAACGGAGTGGCACGATATCTTTCCTTTACCTCGCGGTATTGGGAAGATTGGTAGTGCCTCAATGCCCCGTTACTATAAGTAACGGGGATTGAGTAGTCTATCCTTTGCATAGTTTTACGCATAAGATAGCCATACTTCATGACGTTTCCGTCCTGTTGCGTGAGCTCAGCGCGCTGCAAAGCGCTCTGAATGTCTACGCCCCAGTCCACAAGCCATGACCATGGTGTCAATTCCCAAAGAACAGACGGCGTAATACGCGTCCCCAGCAAATGCTGAGCGTACTGTTCATACCTTTCGAACTTACCCAGCAATGAATCTTCTATTGCGAGTTTGTACGTAAAGGCCCCAGAAAACCAGACGTCTTGTCTGGTTGACTTGGTAATGGTAATTGGATCTTCTCCTGAGTTATACGGCCCCCACCATGCGTTTGGCGAAAATTCGCCATTCACATAGATACGACCACCTGACGAAGCCCTTTGGGTTTCGGAAGTGATCCGGGGCGGTAAGGAGCGCCGGCGTCTAACCAGCAATCCATCGTTCTTAACAAGATCGCGTAAAGCATTATTAGCGTTGCTAATAGACTTCACGATATCGTTAAGATCGTTGAGGAACGGCAACCAGCCAAACTGAACGTTAAGGTACTCACTTCCGAGAGATCGGAAGAAGTCCGCACGTTTTCGAATGGAATGGTCGATCGAGGCCCCAACAGACTGAGCGAAGCCCTCTCGGGCGAGCTCAGCGAAGGATTGCATGACGTTCGACTTAGGCAGTGTAGGAGTAGCTGATACGACGAGTCTATTTCCGAAAAACGCCAAATCAAATGGCGGTTCAGAAGGTAACGCGCTTCCACCGAAAAACGATGGATTTGCGTTGACACATTCGATCGGACCATGGAAGAACCGATCAGAATCGAGTACAAAGCTTTGATTCCGAATAGGAATCGTAACTAGCTTCTCGGTTTTGAAGGTATGTCCATTGTCTCTACTCTTATCATGCTGATTCTCTGTGCTTCCCATAAGGAAACGCAGCTGATCAACACCCGTCTTAATTTCAGGCGGGACTGCTGACAAACCAGTTCTAAAACTGGTCGTCGTCTCATTGATGCGATAGTCACTTAACCCGGTAACAACCGGAGAACCGGCTTGCCGACGATAGTCGTACGGATCTTTGTAAGATCCGGGCGGCTTATCGACAAGTCGATTTTGCGTGACATATCCATCTACCATGGTAACTCCACTTAGTTATTTGAATAATCCGCCGGTTGGGTACACTGTATCCGACGGATGGAATACAAAATATTGCACGGTGCAAGCACCGGGGAGGC